AAAACGGAAAGCCTAAACATAGCGTAGAAGAATGGGCAATGTTTGAGCGTTACGTGGATTTTAGTAAAATTAATGAGCCTAAGCAGATCTTAATCGAGCAAACTTTTGTTAATGGTAAGCTAGGCTTTGCCGGTACGTTGGATCGTATTTGCAAGATTGACGGCAAAACATATGTATTAGACATTAAAACTTCAAACGGCATTTACAATAGCTACTGGTTACAATTAGCAGCTTATAAAGAATTATACCAAAATGCCTTTGATAATATGGCAAAAGTTGATGGCGTAGCTATTTTATGGCTTAATGCTAAAACTAGAACATATGGCAAAAATGGTGCAATCCAAGGGCCAGGATGGCAAATGGTAACGAAGGACGACACCGCCAAGGACTGGGATTTATTTCAGTCGGTCCAAAAACTTTGGTTAGCCGAACATGAGGACGATAAGCCTAGAGAGTTTAGTTATCAATTATCACATAAAAAATAGTAATTTTACCTTATGACTACCAAAAGAAAACGATTGTACTTCGATATTGAAACGGCGCCAAACATCGGATTCTTTTGGCAGTCTGGGTTTAAGCTAAACATCGGACCGCAAAACATTATAAAAGAGCGTGCCATTATTTGCATTTGCTATAAGTGGGAAGAAGACAAAGAAACTCACGCGCTAAGTTGGGATAGTAAACAATGCGATAAAAAAATGCTTATTGAATTTATTAAGGTTTTAAATACCGCCGACGAAATTGTAGGACACAATGGCGATAAGTTTGACCTGGCATGGGTGCGCACGCGTTGTTTATTTCACAATGTAGATTTATTCCCAACTTATGTTAGTATTGACACATTAAAGGTTGCCCGTTCAAAATTCAAATTCAATTCAAATAAACTTAATTATATTGCGACATTTTTAGGAATAGGGCAAAAGATTAAAACCGATTACGATTTATGGAAGGATATTGTTTTGAAGAAGGATAAAAAAGCAATGGACAAAATGATTAAATATTGCAAGATGGACGTAATACTTTTGGAAAAAGTCCATAAGGCATTAAGCAATCATATCTTACCTAAAACGCATTACGGCGTAATTTTTGGCGCCGATCGTGGAACTTGTCCAGAATGTGGAAGCGACGACCTTATTAAAAATAACAAGGTAGTAACCGCCAGTGGGCTAACCAGGATTCAATACAAATGTAAAACTTGTAATAAGTACCATTCAAAAATTGATAAATAATGAAAGCAAATGAAGAACAAATAGGCGGCAATCATTATACACTTTACAAGATTCAACCTATTGAATTTATCCAAAGTAATAGCATTCCTTTCATTGAGGGCAACGTAATTAAATACGTAATGCGCCACAAATATAAAAACGGCATTGAAGATTTAAAAAAAGCAAAACATTATATCGACCTATTAATACATTATGAATATGAAGCTGCCAAAAAATTGGAACAAAATGAAGTTAAGTGATCAAGAAATTTACCTAGTAAAAAAGTTAAGTGAACTTTACGACGTAGAAACCTACATAAGAAAAACCCTTGCTTCTATACGTGGAGGCCAGCGCATACATATAACCGAGGACATAAGACCAGACGAAGACATTTTAAAGAATGCTTAAAACAAAGAAAATATTTAGCTTTGGTAAGGTCCTAAACGCGGACTTGTACCAGCGCGTCCAGGACTTGGATAAAAAAATATTTTTTGGCTGCAATAATGAATTTTTAGAAAACCGCGAATGGTGGGTACTACTTAACAATCGCGGAACTATTATAGCTTATTGCGGTAGTATTTATGCTTCCGACATTTGTATTTTTATTAGGGCTTGGGTTAAGCGTACAAATCGTGGCAAGGGTTTGCAAAAGAAACTTATTGATATTAGATTGCGCGCGGCCAAGAAAAACTCAAGCGTAGCTATTACCTATACTGTTAAAGAAAATTGCCCTAGCATTAATAACCTAATAAGCAAAGGATTTAAGATTTACATACCCGAATACACATACGGCGGTAAAGAAATGCTTTACTGGAAAAAAACAATATAATGCAATTACGAGATTACCAGGTGGACATAAGCGAGCAAGCCATAAAAATTATAAAAGATTTTGGCTTAGTGTATATAGCAATGCAAGTGCGCACTGGTAAGACAATTACCAGTTTACATATCGCTAGTTTATATGGCGCTAAAAAGGTTTTATTTGTAACCAAAAAAAAGGCAATTAGCAGTATCCAGGAAGACTACGACGCAAGTAATTGTTTTTACGATTTAGATATTATCAATTATGAAAGCGTGCATAAGGCCGTACAAGATTACGATATTATTATAATTGACGAAGCGCATGCGTTAGGGCAATATCCTACGCCTAGCAATAGGACGACGGAACTAAAAAGAATTTGCACTGGTAAGCCCATTATTTATTTAAGTGGGACGCCTACGCCAGAAAGTTATGCGCAGTTGTTTCATCAATTTTGGGTAAGTAGTTTTAACCCTTATAAGTTATTTAAAACATTTTACTCATGGCATAAGGAATATGGCATACCGGCTAAAAAATATGTTTATAATAGGGAATTAGTTGACTATTCCAAGGTTAAGCAAGAACGCATACAAATTGATACGGCGCATTTATTTTTAACCTATACGCAAGAAGAAGCTGGGTTCGAGGGCTTAGTTGAAGAATCAATCCTTTACGTCCCTATGTCGGATAAAATTAAGTGGGCCATTGGTAAAATTACTAAAGAGAAACTTTTTAAAACTAAGGACGGGCAAGTAGTCCTGGCGGATACGGCGGTTAAGGAAATGCAAAAGGTACACCAAATTTGTAGCGGATCCGTTAAGACTGAAGACGGCAACGCTATAATGTTTGACGACACAAAGGCCAAGTTTATTAAAGAGCGGTTTAAAGGGCAAAAGATAGCCATTTTTTACAAGTACATTGCCGAGGGTTTACAATTACGCTATACCTACGAAGCCGATGTTTACGACGATCCTATGGCTTTTAACGAGGCATCCGGCCCGGCGGTGTTCATAAGCCAGATACAAAGCGGTAGAGAAGGCATTAATTTAAGCACCGCCGACGCATTGGTTATGTATAACATAGACTTTGCCGCCGTAAGCTATTGGCAATCAAGGGCAAGAATGCAGACCAAGGACCGCACCGAGGCTAGTAAAGTGTACTGGGTATTTACCCAGGGCGGGATTGAGGACCGGATTTACAAGCTAGTCCAAAGCAAAAAAGACTTCACTTTAAGCCATTTTAAAAAAATTTATTAAAAATATTTTTTTATTCAAATAGTTTGTTTTAGCTTTGATTTATTAAAAACAAACATTATGAAACAGTCAATTTTAGATTTAGTATTACAGTCAGAGAAGGTTCAAAATACCATTGAACAATATAAGCAATGGGGTTTTCAATTAGATTTAGGTAGCATTACAGATGTATGCGTTTTTGGACTTTCTAAAGAATCATTTAAAAATGCTCGTGGTGCTGAATTAACATTTTATTTTGATAATTGCAAGTCTATTGATGCTAATGGTTCATATTCTGAACCTAAAGAATTTTCTTTATCAATTGGTTATAAAACACCTAAAGGTTATTTTTCAACTAAAATGATTCCTGTAACAGTTGCAGATACTCAAAATATAACTGAATCAGAAGTTGAGCAGTTACTTGAATTTTATACTGATGCTAAAGTAAATAGCTTTGACCCATTTTGGCACGAGAATCAAGCTAAAACTAAAAATGCAGCAGCTTGGAACTACATAGCAGCAAATTTCATTACTGACCCTTATTGCACACGATAATATTAACCCCCTTGCGTTTAGGTCGGTATCGCCTATGGAACAACCGACATTCTTTTTATTTTAAAAACTTCAGCATGAATAAGCAACAAAGACACAATTTCGAAGGTGCTATTATTATAGTAATAGTATTTTTATTAACCGCATATTTGCAAAATATATAAAATTATGGCAAATCACAAAGATTGGATTGATTTACCAATTACACAAAAAATAGAGCTAGTAGGTAAATTAACACACCTACTACAAAACGACGTTAATAGTTTTAAAATATTTAATACTCTTATAAAAAAAAGCGAACTAGCCGGATTGTTTAACGACATTAAAATTAATTTCAATGAAGGAAATTCTTAAGTATATCCAACTTTATACTGGATGCAATGAACACGCTCTTAAGCGAATTAGTGTTTTATTAGAAGATAAAATAACGCCAAAGGTTATAGAAAAAATAGTGGTAGTAGAAAAGTATATCAATAAAAATACAAAACCCAATTTGACGATTGAAGAATGGGCGCCAATATATTTTAAAGAAAACGGCCTTACTTATGAAGAAGTAAACCAAAGATCTAGGAAGGTAGAAGTATGTAGAATAAGAACTAAATTTTGCCGCGAGGCTTTTGCAGCTGGTTACGGGTGCGCCGAACAAGCAAGATTTTTAAAGCGTAACCATACTACTATACTGCATAACATACACCAGATAAAAACTAAATAGGCTCGTATTTACTCCCATCTAAAGCCCTTAAGACTTGGTTTCTTAGGGGTTTTTTTGTTGTGTAACTTACATGTACCCAAGCCGGGTTTTTATCGGTGCCATGCTCCCAGATAAGTTGATCAAATTTTAAACTTGATTTTATATAATAAAAAATATCAGCATTTGTAATGTTGTGGCTATGCCCGTCCATGTCAATATCTATGGCCTCTCCTTTGGAATGCTGGCTATTTTTTGCGGCGCCTTTTATTAACTTGCAAAGTTTGACGGACCGGAAGCCACTGCTAATATAAATAGGGACGCGGAAGTTATTTCGTATTGGCTCAAATATGTTTTCGGCTAGTTGTTTAAGGTTCTCTATTTGCTCGGCGTTTGGCATATTGGTAATGCCGGCACGCTTTGCGCTCTCGGATCTAATAAGTTCCCCTAGTGTAAGGTGTTCGCTAATGACCATACGTAACGTTTTAAAAATATAAAACCTACTATTGCAATTATAAGCCACCAAAAACGCCACTTCCATTTATTGCTAGCTTCTTTATTTATTTGTGCATTGACCTTGTAATATCTAACCGAATCAAGTGCTATGCCTATTGCTCTGGTATCTACCACAAAACCGGTGTGTATTTCTTTTACCTTAACTGTCTTGATAATAGTTTTAGGTGCTTCCTTAATTGTTATGTATTCTTTCCCGTTAATAGTAATTGTATCTCTTGTATAGTTAGTAATGGTATCAACAAGTAAGGTAGTGTCATATTTTGTTATTAAGGTTGTATCGTTTACGCAAGGTCTTGTTTTTTCTAATTCTCTAAATACTCGTTCACTGCTTTCTTTGTCGTTCAAGATTCTTTTTTCTGCCTTACGAATAGGGTTGCAAGAAATTATAAGCAAAGCAAGTATGCCTAAGTAAATAAGTAAAAGTTTATTTATTGGTGCCATAACGTGTATCGTTTGGATTAAGCCAGTTAACAATAATTGGAAGGATTGAAATAACGCCAGCGCTTATAACTTCTTCTAGGGTAATTTCGTAAATATTACCTTTAGATATTATCATGGTCAGTATTGCAGTTAGCGCAACTTTTAACCAGGATCCATAAATTGAATTAAGAAATTTCATCTTTCATGTTTTTAGTTGCTTTATAATAATAGCGTATTGCCATAATACCAGAAATTATTGCCACCAGTCCGGCTACCATTGTTATTAATGGTTGCACTTGCGTAACAGTTAAAGTTGCAGCGGTAAGGCTTACGCCGGTGTTTATTAATGCACTGCTAGAATCTTGAGTCATTATCTATTATTATAAGCGTTAATATAATTAAGGTCCACATCGTACCCAAAAGAATGGTAACCCATCGGCTCTGGCCATACTTTGTAATTGCTAAAGTTACTATCTTCTTTGTTGGGCCAAATAATATCAATACTATACATTTGTGCGCTAGCTTGATCTAGAAAGCCTAAAGGTATTGCAATAACATCTTCGGCTAAGGTTTGTTTTAAAGTTGACCAGGTGGCTTCGGTCATTTCGTATTTTCTAAATTCCATATTTATAAAGTTGTAAGGGTTGCTAATTCTGCGTTAGTTAAACGTGTTTTAAATACTAAGGCTTGGTTAAACGGATAGTCGAAAGGTGTTGTACTTGTAGTTCCCGCATCATTTGAAAATCTAGTTAATGAAGCCGGTACTAATCCGCTTGTATCGGTACCAGCTTGGACGCCATTTACATATAATACAAAATCATTTACTTTATAAGCTATTGCGCATTTATACCTTGTACCTACTGCAATAGTCCTAGTTATAGTTGCTTGATCAATTCCCGCACTGGTAACCAAAGCGGTTAAAGTATTGGAAGCCGTTACACCTATCGAAACTCTATTAGAAGTTGAGGCATCATTTATGCTTAAAACATCTGCATTTACAAATTGCCTATCGAATGTAAAGTCTAAAAATAAAGTTCCTTCGGTTTGTCCTAGTAAACTTGTTATGCTAGCTTTTGCAAATAAATCTTGGTTCCTTGTAACAGTTGCAGACGTTGTTGGTATATAACTTGTAGCATACGCGCCGGCTTCAAGTTGTGCTCCCCAAAGATAACTAGATTTATTTGTACCAGAAACGTCAGCATAGTAAGCAAGCCTAGCATTGCCTTGTGTTACCGGCGAAACATAATTACCACTTATTCTATACCAACCATTGCCATAATTTTCAATTTTTGTATTTGTAGTTATACCGGTTGTAGTAATTGTAGGAACCCCGGCAGTAAAAAAAATATTAATAGCAGCAATATTTGCATCCGAATTTTGAAGAACTTTAAGAGAAGTTGATATATTATCTACACCTTGTTTTACAAAAGCGGAAAAATTATAAGTAGTGCCACTAACAGTACTAAACTCTCGGTGTATTCTAGTGCTAACACTGGAGCCACCACCTATAACTAAATCGGCGTTCGTGTATCCATCTGGACTTACTGCAACATTCCCACTAACACTTGATGAAGCTGACTTAACCCAAGCAGCATTATCAAGCATTTGACTATAAATTATTAAATTAGTCCTTGTTGGTTCTAATAATAAATCAGGACAACTTGTACCAAAATAATCTAAACGTGGTAGGTTTGTAACCGGCCCCGTTGTAACGGCAGTGCTAGTAGTTGGAATATAATTAGTAGCGAAGTCGCCTAGTTCTGCTTGCGCGCGCCAAATATAAACGGAATTGGTTGTAACTGAATTTTCGTTTTGTACCGCAGCTAAAGAATCAACTAATTGAATTACTAAAGTAGTACTTGCATTTGTACTTGAAACTTGGCATCGATACCAACCTCCTCCAACATTTGTCATTGTTGCAGTAACGCCAGCAACCACACCACCAAAAGTTCCCGTACTTAAATTAAAATTAGCACATAAAGTACCTTGTCTTATTTGTAAAAAAGAATGTGTATTTGCTTTAGCATATATTGAAACACTTTTAACATCATTTGCAACACTAAAAGCAGTTTGGATTATCCTTTTTAAATTTGAACTTGAAGAACTACCCCCCATTGAAAATGCCGTAGTGCCACCATTTGGATCGGTAATACCGGTTCCAATATTTACATTTTCTATTGTCCAGGTGGGTGTAACATTAAAACTATTTGATTGCAAGGATAAGTTTGTAATGCAACGCTCTATAATACCACTGCTATTAACTCTTGTTGCGGTGTCGCCCGTTCTTGTAAAGGCCATATCTCCGCTAGCATCGGTTGGCTTCTGGCTATATAATGTTGCCACTTTATATCCGCTAGGGATTGTTATAATTGATGCGTCATTGTAAAATGCCATAATTTATTTTTTAATTATTTTTTAATATTGTTATTTTATTGCTTAAGCAACTATAACCCTCAACGATACCGCTATCCGCTAAAACTCTTACTTGATAAGCCGTTGCTTCTGCATTTGTTAAATACCCTTGCTCGGCTAGAGTTTGCATCCATGTACCATTTAAAGTTAAGCCCATTACTTCAACTATTGCTTGCTCCCATGTTCCGTTAACCGGTACGGTTGCTCCCATGAATCTTGCAATGGCTTCTATCCAGGTTCCGTTTACTGGGTTACTAATACCATTGGCCTCGCATAATGCTTGTAGCCATGTGCTTTGTGTATCATTAACTCCGTTTAAGTTAGCCCATCTTTGAACGTAAGTACTCATTTTTTATTAATTTAAAGGCATATCGCACGCGTCGAAGTCCGATATGGTGTTCATGTTAAA